TCGTTCAGGTAACAGATGAAGTCAATCCATTCGAGATCACAGACCTCCATGACTCCGTAGCATTGCCACAGATACATCTTCTTCTTAGGGTCAAACACCGAGTACAGCTCTTTGGCGTAGTACGGACACTTGGCTTCAACACCGCCATCCAGACCCACTAAGCCATCAGGGGAGCCGCGTAAGAACGTGTATTCCTTATGCTGCACACTGCCTGTCTCATAGATCTCGTAGCCTTGGTTGCGAGCTAGACACTCCAGCGCAGCCGGTTCCGTGTCGGTGCCGTGCTGTACCGCTGGGTTCATCTTGAACTCTGATTCCGCTCCCGCTAAGGCTCTGACTTGCTCGCGCACAACTTTCTCTGGCGTGGTGTAAGGATGCTCCTGTTCCCACACTAAATTGTTGGAGCAATTGATACTGTTTGCTCGCAACCATCCCCACAGCTCTCCACCTTGGGGTGCTGGCGCTTGAATAGGGGGCACTAACATTATGCTTCCCCCTTCAGCGAGGCGAGGTAGTTGTCCCATCGCGCTTTATTGCTGTCCTCTACCCCAAGGTTCTCAAGCAGCTTCTGCCACTTCGCATACTTCTTCTTTGCCTCACCTGGGGTTTTAGCTGTCATCAACTGCGCTTCTTGTTCTGCCCACAGATCGTCCGCGCTTTTTGTTTCGGCTGTTGGCTTGCGCTCTTCCTTCGCTGGCGTATCGTCATCCAGCTCTTCTTGGATTGCGAGCTTCGACCATAGGTGGTGGAACAAACCAAACTCCGCCATGGCTTTACAGCGGCAACGCTGCTTAGCGGTGTTGATCTGGAATGAGTTGGGGTTCTGAATCGCTTTCAGATTGTTGTAGATCGGCAGGGTGGTGATGTTGGTGTGACCACCAATAGTCATTCGGCAACGTACTTCAGCCGTTCCATCGGGATAGTAGTGCGCCTCTCTGCCTTCGGAGTCCATTAGGAACTCCCAAGTGTATTCGGGGTAGTGATCCATCATGGTGGCGTGGGATGCCATCCAATTAACGAAGGTAACGCCGTTAAATTTTTCGGTCGCCAATCCTTCGTTGTTGATCTTCGAGAGGGTTGCCCAGATCTGGGCGCGGGTAAGCTCTTCCATCTGCCGTTCCTTGTTTATGTACTGGCAAATGCAAGAATGTACTATCTACATGAGAATTACAAGCTTTAGATGAGTTCTTCCTTGCTCAAGTTAATAACTTTCCACGCTAGGTTGTGGCGGTCATCATCGTAATAGTCGCTCAAAATCCAAAGGAACATCCTTCGGTGACAATGTTTCTGCAAATTAACCCACTCCGGCAATTCGTAAAGGTTGCCAAAATATCTAGCGCCTTTTGATCTGATTAAAGCCCTGTTGGGTTTGTTTTCTTTCCCATACAAATCCATCTGTCGATTTAGCGTTCTCCACACATGCTTGCCGCGAAACTGTAGCTGATCTACCCGCATTCCTACGATTTTTTCGAGCGATGGGTGTCGCTGCAAAACGTGTTGGTTAAAGACTTCGCTCATAAATGAAATGGTTCCGTCTTCGCAGACAATCAACCACCACATCAGCGGGTCATTTCCGAACGGTATTGCAACTGGGGTTTCCAGACTAACATCGCTGGCTCCCTTACGTTTTAGGAATGCTTGAAGCCCTGTAAGGACTTCTTCTGTACTAGCCAATGTTTCAACTCCTTATCTACTAGTTACTTAATAATCTTGGCAATAGCAGACAGATTCTCGGCAAAAAAAGCCCCACCCTTGTCATCACTCGCCACTAACTCTACAACAAGGATGAATTGCTCGGCAGTCAATCTGCCGAATTCCTCCTCAAACTCTCTAGCTAGGCGGATGGAACTAAGCCACCTCATGTCTAGCCCTCTGTCAGCATCCTCTCCATACACCCACTCGCGTAAGGTAAAGTTGTATTGGTCTGCAAACCTGAGTCCTAGTTCCATGTCTTTAGACAAGCTGCCGTTCAGCCACCCTTGTGCGACAGCATTGCTACACCCCAACGCCCTGCTAATCGCGCTCGCTCTACCATAAGCGGGCATGCCAGCGGCGTTGAGCTTTTTTTCTAGCCACTTGCTTCTATCCTCTTTGTTCATACTCAATCCCTCTTTGTGATAAGTCACCTATGAGGCTCCCTTTGCACCCATATCATATCGACTTAATGTAGTCGTTAGTAAGTGTGCATTTATACAGTGGTTTTTGCCGCTAATTACCATTGTTAGATGAGTTTTAATACCAACAGCTTGACATTGAGGGGCAAGTCGTTACTCTCGGCGGGATAGCAAGGAGGCATTAGCTATGATTTATCGCCCGAAAACGAAGTACGACAGGTTCACTGTCCTACCCAACACCCTACTCAGGGGTGGAGAAAACACCAAGAACCGCGAGGACTCGATCAAACCAGAGAGTCTGGGCGTATTGGTCTACCTACTCAGCCACAAGGACGATTGGCGGGTAACCAACCGGCAGATCGCCACACACTTCGGCATATCGACATCGAGAGTCACAACCATAACGAATGATCTGGAGGATGCGGGATACCTGACTCGCATTAGACCAGTACAGCAGGACGGTTCCGTCGTTTGGGACTGGCTAGTCAGCGATAGCCGAGATCCCAAAATACGAGATCTCAAAATGCTTGATCTTGAAATGCTTGATCAAGCAAATCACGACCTAAGTAATACTGTTTCAGAAGAAATACCATCTGTAAGTAATACTAAATGGAAAGAAGTACTGTGCTCAGCTCCGCCGAAACATGTATCGGTTCAAGCTTGGACAGAGTGGTGGAATCACAAGATTGCACAACAGAAGAACCGAAGACCTAGCAAACGCATGATCAACATGCACCGCGCTGACTTTGAGGCGCTGGTTGCGGCAGGACATCGAGACTTCTCAGGGTTGGTGCGCAATGCAATCAACCGAGATTGGCGAAGCATCGGCAAACCTGACTGGTCAACCGTTGAGGCGTTCAAGAAACAGAGCGACACCGACGAGTTGCTGGGGGCGATCCGATGATAGAGATCAGAGACCTCAAGCAAGAGCTATCACAACACGCCCATATCCTCTGTATGGAGCTTTTCCCTGAAGGCAAGGTGGAGTCGGGTACCTTCAAAATCGGCTCGACACGGGGCGATGACGGGCGTTCTCTGAGCGTTATTTTGAATGGCGAAAAAGCTGGGCAGTGGACTGACTTTGAGTCCGGTGAGTACGGCGACATGCTCGACCTCATTCAGGCAGCGCAGGGCTGTTCACTAAAAGACGCGATGGAGTTTGCAACCAAGCGTTTCGGTCTGAGACAGAGATCGCCTTCGCAAAAAATTAAAGCGGCGGAAAGAAAAACCTACAACTCCCCCAAGGCACCAGCGCAAGTTAACAGCGATGTCCTGCACCAGTTCCTCGAAGACCGAGGGTTCAAGGATGTAGGCGAGCTGTGTTTCCGTCACAAGATCTACGCTACCGAGGAACTACGCACCTCTGGCACTGACTTGGTGTTTCAGTTCTTTGATCCCAACGGCAAGTTGGTGTTCCTCAAGAACAAACCGATGGACTACGAAGGCAACCCCTCACAGTGTGAGCAGAAGAACCTCAAGCCGATTCTATTCGGGTGGCAAACCGTACCGGATCACGCGCGGTCTGTCTGGATTACCGAGGGTGAGCTTGATGCTGTCGCGGCACGAGAACTTGGATTCGCTGCGCTGAGCATTCCCAGCGGTGTAAACAACATGAACTGGATCGCTCACGAGTTCGACAACCTTGCACGGTTCGAGGACATCGCCATAGCCACAGATAACGATGAGCCTGGGGAATCATGTGCGCAGCAATTGTTGAAGCGGCTCGGTGACAAAGCGTTCAGGGTTAAGTTTCCAGCGAAGGATATTAACGACCTACTGAAAGCAAAGGGGTACGACGCAGCCCGACAGATTCTTGAGCAAGCGTTTGACCAAGCCAAATGGCAAGACCCTGAGCAGCTCAGATCGGTGGTGGAGTTTGAGGATGTCATCGATGACTACTTTGACCTATCGCTCGATGAGTCAGGCGGCTATCGCACCGGCTTTAACAAGATCGATGAGAACGATTTCAAACTGAGACCCCATGAGCTGATAGGTATTACCGGCATCAACGGGCATGGCAAATCGATGTGGCTCAACATGCTGGGTCTCAACATGATCTCTCAGGGCGCGAAGGTTTGCATCGCTAGTATGGAGATGACGCCTAAGCACACCATGGGGCGGATGATGAAGCAGATGACCGGCGAGGCTCGACCTGAAAAGGACTTTCGCAAGAAGGCTCTCGATTGGGTAGCGCCGAACCTATGGTTGTTCGTTGACAAGTTGACGCCTAAACCTGATGACCTGATGAAGTGTTTCGAGTACGCCTACAAGCGTTACGGCATCACCGTCTTCGTTATAGATTCGCTGACCAACATGGTTCGGCAAGACGATTACCCAGAGCAGCAGAAGTTCGTTGAGCGGCTGGTCAATTTCAAGCAAGCGTTCCCCGTCACCGTGTTCCTTGTGACCCACGCTCGTAAGGGCGAGGACGAAGGCAAAGCTCCCAATAAATTTGACGTTAAGGGTAGCGGTTCGATCACCGACTTGGCGGACTCATTCCTAAGCGTTTGGAAAAACAAACGGAAGGCAGATCACCTAGACGTTTGCGAGATCCTCGGCAGAGAACCAGACCCTGAGATAGCGAAGGGCTGGGACATCTACTTACACGTTCTCAAGAACCGCAACGGTGGATGGGAGGGGCAAGTCGGCTTCGATTTCGACGCCCGATCCTGTCAGTACGTCGAGACTCGGAAGGCAAGTCCGAAACCCTTTGTCCGCAAACCAGCAGAGAAGGACAGACCGATATGAACCAGCAAGAAGACTTTGCACAAAAGCTCCGCGATGCAGGGAAGGAAGTCAGCAAGGCTGAACGAGACCTCGCGGCAGCAGAAGCAAAAGAGAAACGCACCTACGCCAGTCTGATGATAACGGCACAGGTAAACCACAACTGTAAAACGGCAGCAGCACAATCGACATGGGCAGACAATCAAGAACAGATGGAACAAGCGAGGCTAAACCGAGGACTCGCAAAAGGGCTGCTGGCAGCAGCAAAAGCAAACCTACTCGCAGCCGAAGTCGAGTTCAAAACATGGCAGACCAACATGGCGACGGTACGTTTCGAGAAGAGGATCTACGGGACTTGAGTATACGAGTCACGTTCAAAAGCCCTGACGTTGAGGCTTCGGTGGATCTGTTCGAGAGAGGATTCATCGGTGCCATGGCAAAGGCTGGAGCGGAATACAGGTTGGTTCTGGAGAACCTCGAAGTTTTTTTGGAGCGGGGAAAATGAAAAACCCACTCGAAAAAATCCTGCTTATTTCAGTGGGCTTGATCTTGATATTAATGGTCTCCGGCTGCGCTCATAGCGGCAGAAGCCAGCTAGATTATTTCAAGCCTGAGCACGTTAAGTGCGCGGACAGCTACATCAAAATCTGTCGGCAGTTTGGAACTCATTTGCTCTGTGAGTGCAGAAGAAAATGAAGTCACACCGAGCCACAAAAGAAGAACAGGCTTGGATGGACGCCATCGTGGAGCACGGTTGCATAGTCTGCAAGATCGAGTGGGGCATTCATACTCCACCTGAGATCCATCATATCGACGGTAAGACCAAGGCGAACTCTCACTTGTTGACGATACCGCTTTGTTTTAACCATCACCGAGAAGGCAGTGACTGCTCGCAGTACACCAGCCGACATCCCCACAAGTCACGCTTCGAGGAGCGTTACGGCACCGAACTACAGCTACATGGAGTGGTATATGAAGCAATCATCGGATGAGTACCCAAGACCGGATCAGGTTTTCGGTCACACCAAATTCAGTACAGTGGAAGACGATGTTCCGAACGAGCACCCAGTTTACGGCGATCAGGACATGGTCAACAGCCCCGACCATTACGCCGACGCCCCAATCGAATGCATTGACGCGATGACGCACTGCTTTGGCATCGAGGAGGTTCAGGTATACGCCAAGATCGCAGCCTTCAAATACTTATGGCGCAGCAAGTACAAGCATGGCTCGGACGCCGAAGATCTTGCGAAGGCTGAGTGGTACATCAGGTTTGCCAATGGAAATGACCCACGGGATAAGTCTTGAGTGCCGCTGCCCGACGCAAGGGACATAATTTCGAGCGCACCATCGTCAACAAGCTCAAGGACGAGCTGGGCGTGGAGTGCAAACGAGTCCTCGACCAGTACAGGGAGGGCAACCTCGGCGACATCATCCTCGACCCTTTTGTGATCGAGTGCAAACGCTACGCCTGTAAGTTCGACGCACCACAAGCATGGTGGGATCAGGCATGGCAAGCGGGGCAGCACATGAACCTGACGCCGGTACTGGTGTGGAAGTTTGACCGGAGACCCATACAGGCGATGGTTCCACTGTCCCTACTGGCAGACAACTACCCGCACAACAAGAGCTACACCGCTCAGGTGAGCTGGGAAAACCTTGTCATGATTCTCAGGGAGGAGATCGATGGAGATAAGATCATTCAGCCAGCTACATAAAATTTGCGAATCGGCGGCGAAAAAAACCCACTACCCCTCGGTCATCGAGGAGCTGCACAAGAAACTACCAAGGGAGTGGTGGGACTGTGGCGAAGCTACGCTGTGGTACTTCCTGCCCAGAGCCATACTGGATCTACCGACAAAGCTTGAAAGGCAAGAGGCGATAGCCAGTATCCCAAAGGATACAGACCCGCCCAATATGAAGGGTTTTGTTGAGAGTGGCGTCATAGCGTTGTGGCGTCAGGAGAAAAAGCGTGTGGCGTGATGACCTTGCCAGAGGCGAGGCAGTAGAGCGCGAGTGCCTAGACAAGATCATGGTGGCGTTTAACAGCGCCTACCAAACGTTTGGCAAGGACAGTCGCTTCGACATCGAGATACCTGAGATCAACTGTAAGGTCGAGGTCAAGTTCGATCCCAAGTCACTAGAGACAGGGAACATTGTCGTGGAGTATTTCCACAACAAGCCCAGCGCCATGCTGGTCAGCGAGGCGACTCGCTGGCTGTTTGTTACGGGGGAGGAGGAGATCTGGATATCGTTCGACCAGTTGCTGGCTTGTATCCTCGTGGAAGGGCTTGAGCCGGTTCAGATCCATGGACCTGATGACCGGCATCCCAAGGCGGTGTTTCTAGTTCCGGTAGAAACGTTGAGGAAGTACGCTAACGCTTCTCAACCAGTAGTTTGAAAAGCTTCAGCGCGTAGGGTGGCATACGGTTGTAGTTAACGGCGTCAGTGCTGGCGCACCAGCACTTCACGGTGTTGAGGCTGGCATCCATCATGCGAGCAGCTTCAGCTATACCGATGTCATGCTTTTTACGCAGCTCGTTGAACTCTTCGTTTGTGGTCATTTGATCCTCCAAACGCAGATAGTACCATCGACCTTGCGTTGTCTGCCAAGCCGACCAAGGCGCTCCAGTGCTCGAAGCAAACCAGCCGTAGTCTTGCGATCCTGGGTCTGTACATACTGCCCGATCTCCATCGTCGCCGCAGTGTTGGCATAAACTTTATTCTCTAACGAAGATCCCCGACCAGTTGGCATGTCGCCTGTTTTGATTTCAAGAGTCTCCATTTGCCCCTCCTTT